CGGCAGGAAAGCGGGAACGCCGAACAAGCTAACCGGCGAACTTAAAGAGATGATTCTGACCGCGCTGGATGGCGCTGGCGGCGTTGGGTATCTGCAAAGCGTGGCTAGTTCACATCCTGCGGCGTTTCTGTCCTTGGTTGGCAAGGTCTTGCCCATGACCATAGCTAACGACGAAAACGCACCATTCCAGATCAATGTAATAGAGCGGCGCATTGTCAAAGCTCCAGATTGATACGCCAGCCGTATTCGAGCCTTTATTGCAACCGGCTCGCTACTTGGCAGCTTGGGGTGGTCGCGGGTCTGGTAAGTCGCACTTCTTTGCTGAGTTAGCAGTAGAGCGCAGCATCACCGAAAAGGTGGACATTGTTTGTTTGCGCGAAGTACAGAAGAGCTTGAAATTCTCAGTTAAGAAACTGATTGAATCCAAGATTGAGGCGATGAATGCCGGGGCGTACTTTGAAGTACAGAACGAGCAAATCAAAAGCAAGCACGGTGGAAACATCATCTTTCAGGGCATGCAAGACCACACCAGCGACTCTATCAAGAGCTTGGAAGGCTTCAAGGTTGCTTGGTTTGAAGAGGCCCAAAGCGCATCACAGCGCAGCCTAGACCTGCTCAGGCCAACGATACGAACGCCGGGTTCGCAACTTTGGTTTAGCTGGAATCCGAACCTAGAGACAGACCCAATAGACGTACTGCTAAGAGGTGAGAATCCTCCGCCCGGTGCAATTGTGGTCAAGGCGAACTACAAGGATAACCCTTGGTTGCCAGAAGAGCTAAAGACAGAGCTTGAATATGACCGCATGCGCGACCCTGACAAGTTCGCGCATATCTGGCTAGGTGAGTACCAGCGCAACAGCGAGGCCAGAGTATTCAAGAACTGGCGTGTAGAAGAGTTTGAACGACCAGAAGGAACTATTCACAGGCTTGGTGCTGATTGGGGCTTTAGCGTAGACCCTAGTGTTTTAGTGCGGTGCGACATTGAAGGCAACCGCCTCTATGTTGACTACGAAGCATGGATGGTTGGCTGTGAAATTGTCAATTTGCCTGAGTTGTTTATGTCAGTGCCAGAGGCTGAAAAGTGGCCCATAACGGCTGACAGCGCACGGCCTGAAACGATCAGTCATATGCAGCGTAACGGCTTTCCAAAGATACGCGCAGCTATCAAAGGGCCAAAGAGCCTAGAGGAAGGTGTTGAGTTCCTAAAGAGCTTTGACATTGTGGTGCACCCACGCTGTAAGCACTTGATAGACGAATTGACCTTGTATAGCTACAAGACAGACCCGCTGACAGGGTTAGTGCTGCCAATACTGGCAGACAAAGACAATCATTTGATCGACGCTTTGCGCTACGCCTGCGAGGGTGCACGCAGGGCAAAGCCTGCCCCAAATGTAGATAAACACAAACCTAAATCGATAAGGCACCACGCATTTGGCGGCGGTGGATGGATGGTATGAGCCTAAAAGACCTAAACGAATTTAGGCATTTACCTGCATTCGCAGACTTGAAAGATGAAGACTGGCTAACGACTGCAAGAACAATGTTTAATCACGCGAAGAATTTGCGCATTAAGGATGGCGTTTTGTATTTTGCACCTACAGAAACAAGCAATGAACAAACACTACAGCAACGAACACAGTAGCGCGGAGGTTGTATCAGCCAACATTCCAAGCGCTCCCGGTGTGCTGGAAGTAGTCCGTGTATGGACTGACCCTGAGCAACGTAAGCAAGGATTTGCTACTGAGTTGCTCAAGTCGATCATTGAAGACGCAGACATTGAAGGCGCTGTATTGATGCTTAACCCTAAGCCGTTTGGTCAAGTAGGGCTGGAAAATCTAGCGCCTTGGTATGAGCGTTTCGGCTTTGCAACAATACAAACTAAGCCAGTGCGCTTAATGGCCCGTATGCCGCAGGTCTACAAAACCAAATTAAACACTGTGGCTGGTGCTGTATCGGAGGCCATCCGTGGATAAAGACGAAGGCAAGCAATCAATCGTAGAGATTGCACGCAAGCGCTATCAACGCGCTCGCGATGCATACGATACATTGCGCCAGCAAGCTATTGCAGATACCCGTTTTGTGATGGGTGACAGTGAAAACAATTGGCAGTGGCCCGAGGATGTATACACAAGCCGCGCCGAGGTGCAAAAAAAGCCTTGTCTCACAATCAACCTGACAGCGCAGCACTGCAACCAAATCATTAACAGCATTCGCCAGAATCGTCCTAGTGGGCGCGTGCTGCCTGTTGATAACTTAGCTGACCCTGACACAGCGGAAATATTAGGCGGTCTATGCCGTTCTATCCAGTCGTACAGCAACGCAGACACGGCCCACGATATAGCCGCAGAGCATGCTATTTACGGCGGTGAGGGCTATTGGCGCGTGCTGACTGAGTACGAGACGGAGACCAGCTTCGACCAAGTTATCACAATCAAGCCACTGGTTAACCCGCAGCTTGTCTATATCGACCCTGATGCCATAGAGCCTGACCGCTCCGATGCTAAGTGGGGGTTTATCTTTGAAGACCTAAGCCCTGAGGAAGTAAAGCTAGAGTTTCCCGACCTTGACCCCTCAAGCTGGGCGCAAGACGGTGATCGCGGCTGGGTGCAAAAGGACATGATTCGCATTGCCGAATATTTCTACTGTGACTTTGTGCCGGATACCTTGCTATTGCTGGGAGACGGTACAACCGCGCTTAAATCTAAGCTGCCAGAAGGCGCGAAGATTGCAGGCAAGTTCCTGACGCTGCTTGATGGGCAAGTGTTTTCCATTGTTAACCAGCGCGAGACTAAAACTAAAAAATGGTATTGGTGCAAGCTGGTAGGCGGCGAGACTGAGCCGGTAGATAAGAAGGCTTGGCCCGGTAGCTATCTGCCAATCATCACGGTTGTAGGCAAAGAGCTAAACGTAAACGGTGAAGTCGTGCGCAAGGGCATTGTGCGCGATATTAAAGACCCGGCGCGTATGGTGAATTACAGCTACAGCGCATCTGTGGAAACGTTGGCACTGCAAAACAAAGTGCCATACCTTGCATCGTCCGAGTCAATCGAAAATTTCGAAGACATTTGGGGCGCTGCGAACCTTGAAAACCGCGCTTATTTGCCGTGGAATGCCTACGACGAAGAAGGCAGGCAGCTACCTAAGCCAGAGCGCCAAGCGCCTGCGGTTATGCCAAGCGCACAGGTGCAAATGCTGCAACTGTCCACCGAGGAAATGCGTGCGGCTTCGGGCCAACAGAATGCAAACTTTGGCATTAAGTCTGAGGCTGCTAGTGGTGTGGGTATCCAGCGCCTGAAAGCACAGGGCGAGATTGCTACGTTCCATTTCCCTGACAACCTAGCCCGCGCCCTCACTTATGAAATGCGCGTACTGGTTGACCTTGTACCCAAGATTTACGACACCAAGCGCATTGTGCGCATACTCGGTTTGGATGGCAAAGAATCTAAAGCTGTGCTAGACCCTGAAATGCAACAGCCTTATGGCGAAGCGCAAAGCGACGAAGCTGGCGAGATACAAAAGATATTCAATCCGCTGATGGGCCGCTATGACGTGGCTATTAGTACCGGGCCAAGCTATCAAACCCAGCGCCAAGAGGCCGCAGACACACTGACAGAGCTAACCAGCCGCAACCCGCAGATCATGCAAGTAGCTGGCGACATTGTTATGCGCTCTTATGACTTCCCGATGGCTGAGGAAATGGCTAAACGGTTGGAAAAGACGCTGCCGCCTAACTTGCTGGACAAAAAAGAAGGCGAACTACCGCCACAGGTGCAACAGCAAATGCAGGAAATGCAGCAGCAAGTCGAACAATTAGGCCAGGCGCTAGAGGCCGCAAGCAACCATGCTGAAGAATTAGAAGCTGAGAGCAAGAGCAAGCAAGCCGAGCTAGGCATTAAGGCTTTTGACGCTGAGACCAACCGCTTAAAGGTGCTTGGCACAGCCATGACACCAGAGCAAGTGCAAGCACTGGTTATGCAGACTGTACAGCAGCTATTAGAAGCGCCTGCGCCTGCTGAGTCAGTGCAAGAGGTATATGAAGAAGAGCCTGAAATGCCTGAATATGGCGAATTGCCTGAAATGCTTGAACAACAGATTGAACAAGAAGCTCCGCAAGGGGCTTTTTTTACGCCTGAAGAAGGCCTGCAACCGCCTCAATAGAGGTCGCTACCCGAGCGCATCGGGGTTCCCAACGGAAGGTAAGTTAAATGTCTGAAAACGAGACAGGCTCAGTTGCGCCCGAAACAATCGAAGCAACAACCCCTGAAACTGAACAGGTAAAAACAGAGGCCAGCGAACTGGGTACGGAGACCCCCGACGCTGAGAAAGAAGCTCCGGCTGCGGAAAAGACGTTTACTCAAAAAGAGTTAGATGAAATTCTGCAAAAGCGGTTAGCCAAGTCTGAAGCACGAGCCGAAAGACGCGCAAAAGAGGCTTATCGGGAAGCATTGGAAGCGGTAACGCGAACCCAGCCAGTACAACGCCAAACGTCAGACGAACCACAACGTGAGCAATTTGCAAACGATGCGGAATGGATTGACGCCAAGGTGGAATACAAGCTGCAACAGCGTGACTCAGCCAGAGTGCAAGAGGCCACACGGCAATCACAAGCAGAGCTAGGAAAAAAGACCGAAGACATTTACGCAAGAGCGGAAAAGGTCGCAGGCTTTGACCGAGAGAGCTTT